GAGAAGTTTTGAGGGGTTGAAATAGCCATTATAGCTTTCTCCTAAAATTCCTAATATATGTTCTGATTGTTACTGTCTCGTATGGTTTGCTGGAAGGCGGCGATCATCGGGTCGACCTGAGCGTTTCCCTGCGCATTGTGTACGCCCATGATAGGCGGTATACTCTGCGCTCGTTGTCGCTGTTGGAAGTCCTGAGAAGGCATCGCATTTCCCTGCGCTACGGGTACGCCCCAAGGACTAAACGGCTGCGGATTCGGTGCCGGAGAATATCTTCCGTTTGCTCCCTTTTCGGGGTAGACACCCTTTTTCATTTTATATAGCTCGAACAAGTTGTCCATTGTGAACGACGCGTTGTCCGACATGGTATTCACGAAATCAATTGCGGTATCGTAATCGACTCCGTAGTTTTTCTGAACTGCGGCGATGGCCTGGTTGACCTGTGCGGAGACCTGTGCCCGGCGAATCTCTTCCTGTTGCTTGGTGGAGTCCTTCGCATAGAGCTTCTGTATCTCCTGGGTCTGCTTACTGTTCAACCAATCCGCTCTGTACAGATTGTACTGATTCATCACGTTATTGTGTTCGGCTAAGGCAACCATATAGCGTGCCGATTCAGAACTAGGGTCGCTCATCGCCTCCTGAGGGCTGAAGCCGTAAGGCTTGGCAGGTGCCTCGGGAGGATCCGGAAACTCCTCTTCCTGAGGTTCGGGTGCTTTGGTTACGGTCTGTTCTACTGTCCCAAGACGCTGCTGAAGAACCTGATTCTGTTGCTTTAGCTCTTCATACTGATTCTTGAGGGTATCGTGCTGGGACTGCCAATACTGGTAACGTACTGTATCATTGTCTTGCGGAGATTGGGAATCTGGAGCGCCTTGAGCGGGTTGTCCGGTGTTTTGCCCCGGAGCCGTATCCCCTTCTAACCAAGAGCGGTCGTACGGTTCATCGGTAGTTGGTACACCAAACATGTCGACGCTCTGTACTGGGGTATCTTGGTCATTCTGAGGTTGTTGTGGAAATAGCATTAGTTCTCCTTATGCCTTAGGTTTTCGTTGTTTTCTTTGGCGCTCACGCTCTTCCATAGCAATCTTCTGCACTTCCATAGCAGCGGACTGACCGGCCGTCTTCAGAGTATCTCCTAATCGGGCATTGTGTAATTCTAGTGCCTTGCCTTGTTCGAGGGTCTGAGCGTGCGCGGTCATTGCTTCCCGGTCTACGGCAGCATTGAGTTTGGTATGGAATAACTCACGTTCACGAGTCTGGATATCGCCTTCGAGTGTTTTGATCTTCTGTTGCGCCTCGTCCAGAGCACCTTTAAGCTGCTCAATCGTATCGATGCGCGTTAATACGCCCTCAATGTCAAAGACATCGGTCTTCTTTAGTACTTCTACACGGTCAATGATCTGGTCTCGGTACATATCCCGGTAGAACTCAAGCTGTGCAAAACGGTTAGATGGCAGGGTCGAACCGGAAATAACGAGGACGTCATATTTCCCTACGCTCACATCGTTAAGAGTGCCAACCACCGACCCGTAGTCATCGTAGAGTCGCTTATTTACGGCGAACTCGGTTAGGGAGTTATTCGGCTGGAGAATTCTTATTTGCTTCTCAGCGACGTAAAACTCCTGTATAAAGGCTATTAAAAGTTTCCCAAGGGTCTGTAGCGCATCCTCGACTACGGCTTGTTTAACACGTATTCTGCGCTGCCCAAACTCATCGAGCATCATTATGCCCCGATAGGTATCGGGAGCGTTAGCCGTATTACCCATCATCGAATCGTAAAGACCCAGCTGATGATCGATATCGCCCTTGGCGACTTGTTCGTTCTGATAAAGTTCATTAGGCATCGGAAGCGGCATCACCGGTATCGGTGTCCCTTCCGTAAAGTCGACCTCTATGATCGCCCCGGGTTGCGCCCACTGTTCCTTCAACGCCTCGACATCGGTACCTCTCGGCACCATTACTTTAACGTTGGTGGAGGTTGAGGCATGCGCCACGATAAGCGACTTTATCTTATTAACATACTTCTGGAGGTCTTTTATCATGCGTACATCGGATAAGGGGAAAGGAGACCCGGTGTGCATATTCATAAGGGTTATGATGGGATACTCTTCGCAAGCCAGGAGTCTTCCGTAAAGGAACTTGTCTCCGGCTACAACACCCATATAGATGCGCTGCATCGGCACCTTCACAAGCGTTATCTGCTCGTTCTGAAGCATATCCTTCATCTGGAGTTGCTGTATCTGAGGCGGCTGAGGCGCCTGAATGCCCTGCTGTTGCATCTGCATAGCGATATTGGGGTCTTGCTCAGCCTGGGCGAGTATCTGCTCGTATTGCTGCATTTCCTGTTCGTACTGCTGAACGATACTGGTCACCATCTGCTGCGCCATGACCTCCTCTTTTACGAGGTTGCCGTTGATAGCCCAGATAGGCTTCTCCAGATATTCGGCAAACTGTTCCTCGGTCATATTGAATTCTTGCTTTGACCACTTCTCGAATACCCGGATAAGGTCTACCCAAACCTTTGTGTATCTCTCATAGCCACGGACATACTCGCCATCGTGATTAGCCGAGGTCTCGGCTCCGGCGAAGACGATAAGGTTCTCGGAACTGCCCCCGGCTGTCGCAAGTTCGCTATAAGGATTCCCCGAGGCGGTATTGAGCGCTTCCTTGTATTTGGGATAGATGCGTTCAAGCTGGCCCTTGGTATAGGTACGGGAGATCATAATGTCGCTGGCATCGCTACAGAACTCATCCTGAGAGTTGGGATCGATATAAACCTGAAGCGGGTCGATTGCCCGGAACTTGACTTCGCCGCGTCCACCGTCTGCGAATGGGTCAATGTAGGCTAAGAGGACGCCCATTCCGGTTACGTAGAAGTCATCGATAACCTTGCTCATCTGGCGGTCACCGTTGCTGATACTCCAGATATACTGGATAAAGCCATTGATGGCGGCTGCTGTCTTGTTATCCGAGTCTTCCATTGCGGAGACTCTAAAGGTGGGTCGTTTAGCCGTAAGCATAGCCTTGGCAAGCTCGACGGCGGGATGTATCCGATTGATTACTAAAGCGGCTTGTTGTCGGGATTCGAGGATTTCCTTATCAGCGGCACTCCATTGAGCACCCAAGCGAAACTCACGGTCTTCAACGGCTTGCATACCCCAGGTGGAGCGATTGCCGGAGTTGAACGAATTGAACAGCTCAACGGTTTCGCTGGCGTATTCTTCTTTGGTCTTCTTGAGCACTGACGTTTCTTTCATTTCTTATCCTCTTGACATACAAAGTAACGAGTATCCATGAAAAAACAAGTATTTCTCATTTATAGTACCCCTTCGCGTCGTTTTTGTAATGCTGGCATATCGAATCCGCCACCTTTTCAATGGCGCATTTCTCATTCTTGCATGTATCGCAGCACAGCCTCTCACTCTTCTCGATACCGTTTATCTTGCGCAGAACACGATCTTCGGGCTTCCACTTGTTCATGCGGTCATCCATCCGCGTAACTTGAGTCGCATTGTCTTCTTCTCCACTTTTGTCTCATCTTTTTGAGTCGGCTTATAGCCAAAGTTTGACGCCAACCATATCGCGTCAAGTAAATCATCGTTTTTGCCCTTTGGAAAGGAGAGGAACTCCCGTTGCGATTCCAGGTCAGTGGTACGGAAATGGAACTTCCCCTGCGCGAATATCGGCACGAGGCTCATAAGCCGTTCCGACTTACCGGTACGATGTGTAATCTTACGCTCCAGTCCCGGGATATGTATCCCCAACTCCAGACACTTCGCGCGCACCGTAGCTCTACAACTCTCCTGATACGCCTGAGACTCGATATTAACACCCTGATGATGCCACTTGTTATAGCATTCGATTATCATATCCGGATGCCGTGCCGGGTCGCTTTTAGAGCGTTCTACGTCAATCAGGTATTCGTTACCCCAGGCATCTTTCCCGACTGTGGCTAAGACGGTATAATCGGCTCGATATCCTAATGAAGACGCCAGGTCAACGCCCATGAATAGATTCAATAGCCTATCCTTACCGTCGTACTTGAGCCACCAGCGCTTTTCTATCTGGACCAGCTCTCCCGTATAGGTCTTCATATAGTCCGGCTTAAAGGGCGCATCATCCGGGGATTGAGGCTGATTCATATACTCCTGGAAGAATCCGGAGAGATTGCCCATGTGTTCAAAGCCTTTACGAATCGTCTCAATACGCTCCATAGGATACATCTCAGGCCATATCGTATTGCCATTCTCATCGATAACCGACTTCCAGATTACAGTCCAGTCAGGAGCATCTTTGACCCATTGCAGGAAACAATCCTCGGAGATAGTGGTACCGATTGCGATAAGGCGTCCATCCGTCTGCGAAAGCGAAGGCAATACCGCCTCAAGAATCCACTTGCGATTGCTTTGCCGGGCTTCCGGAGTCTTGGCGTTGGTCTCCGACTCGAAGTCATCTAGGATAATGATATTGACGCGGGTATCGTCCTGGATGAGTCCCCTGACCTTCTGCCCGGTTCCCAGCGCCGCGATACGGCTCCCATTCGCGAGGATGATATCGTCTTCTCTCCAGCGCTCGGCTGTATTGCTGCCCATATCCCCAAAGTACTTGCGAAGTTGCGGGTTCCTATTCAGGGCGTTCTTGATGCGTGAGATAAAGTTAATGGACTGCGACTGGGATTCGGATATTATGGTAACGAACAAGTCTTTGTGTGGAGGCTTATGGAGGACTTCCCAGAGGATATACAGGAACGAGGCAATAGACGACTTGGCCATGCCCCGGGGAAGCGCTATGGCACATTTCTCGACGTCGTGCCGCTCCAATAGCTCATATACCTCGTAATGCACTTCGGGTATGTGCAGCGCCACCGTCTTAGGAAAGCAGGTAATGGCAAAAGCCGGGATGCTTATCTTCATCGCCATGCGCATTAAAGCCGCATTACCGGCCTCGGGGAACTCGTCCCGAAGCTGCTCAACAATCATCCCGACTCTATCTTTCTCCATTATTCCTTCTCAATATCTCCTCAAATGCGCTTCCCGCGCCTATCGGGGCTAATGTATTCATCCCCCCACGAACCTGCGGGTCGTCAAAATCAATCCAGCTAAATCCCTTGCCTCTGTCGTATACGGAGTTCCAAAAACCCTCGCTAGAAGCCATTTTGCCGCTACGCCCATCGAAAAGGAACCCGAGACTCTGATCCTTCAACCCAGCGTTTATGGCGTCATAAAGTCCGGTTCCACCCCCAGTATAACGTCTATTGAGCATTTGATTCATCGTAGTGTCTTCAGCGAGAAGCCCCGGAATCTTGGCGTCTTGCCGAATTCGAATACCCTTGTCTACGTTCTCCATTGAATCTATCCCAACCATCTTGCCTGGCTTAAACGAGAATACAGCATCATTTGTTTGTGGCAACTTGCCGTCTAAAGGCGCATAGGTTATCGGTATATGCACCTTACCCCTAAATATGCTGCCTTTGCCGATAGAAACCTTCCCATTACTCTTGTTGTCTCTCTCCAGTATTCTATTAACCGTATCGGTAAACGCATCAGAGTTTAACGCTTTCGCGTACTCGTCTTTATCCATACTCGAGATATGGTTATTCAGAAACTCAAAATCTTCCGGTGTCTCGACCTTGGAGTAGGCCTTCCCGTCTGCCCCGATAACCCAATCCTGGCTATTGTTAAATGCTTTGCTGATCTCATCATCGGCGTTAGGATTATGCTTTAATGCCAGTTCGCGAAACTGAGAATGCGTAGGCTGTGGCGAGAAATCAAATTCTGGCATGGTACCGAATGGCCGCTCGCTAGCTAGATACGCTACGTTGTAGTCGTGATTATGCGTACCATACGAAGAGATATCCAGCGTCCCATTAAAGAAGTTTACTGCGTCGCCAATATCTGTGTCAACCAACGACTCAAAGAGGTCGTAATCATAAGGTTTCATGCTTTCTACGTCTTCCCAGGCTATATCCGGTTTCGTTCCGCCCTTTGCGGGGTTAAATTGCGGGTACCTGGCGAAGTATTGAGCCTCATCTTTCGAGTATCTAACGCTATTTAGCTCTCTATAGAATTTATCCATTAGCGAGTTTATATCTCTATGACGTGGCGTAGGCGTATCCGGGAGATTGCTCATCTCGCTTACTACATTGTCTATGTACGACTGTACCGATTCCTCGTAAGCTAACGTTGGATCATTCATACCGGCAAGCCAGGAGTCTTTTAGCCCCTGCTCCGTCTGCGGTACCATGCCTGCAAAGTCATCACTGACGGTTCCAACCTTTCTAATCCCACCCCGACCATTCGAATTCTTTAGGTAGCTAAGCAACTTCCCGCCTAATCGCCCAACATCGTCTACGCTGCCCATAACGCCTTGTCCGAAGTTGGTGGGAGTAATGGCCGGAACCCCCGCCGCCTGAAGCGCAATACTCCAATCGTCGATGCTCATCCCCAATTGTTCCTGAGAAATGTTATCGAGCGCCGTATAACCCTTCCCGGCTAGGTTTACTGGAGGCGCCAAGACGTTATCTATGATGCTCTGTACCTTTTCGTTGACGGTATTCACTATGGGGCTTACGGCTCCACCAAAGACCTTTCCAAGGGCTTCCAGCTCATTTACGTCGGTAGCCGGGATGTGTTGCTGGTTGGTCTTATCGGAAACGGCACCGTTATACATGGGAATGGTTGCCGTATTGGCCCAGGGATTGTTTGGCTTGGGCTTCGGCTTGTTCGCGTTGCGCAGATTGCCAGCTTTTATGATTTGCTGACGCTGATTCTCATTTGGAACCGCTGCCAATCGCTTCACCAGGGTCTGATACGTTGGAACGCTTAGTGGATTACTCATTCTCGTGCTTCTGAGTGAGTTTAATGCGCTGTCTTACGTTCTCAAGACGCTCCAGGTCTTCCACTTCGCTGCCCAATTCGATGGTATCGGTACGGGTTTCCTTGAGCTTGTCCTTCAATCCGAAGATATCGATGAGATTCTCCACGCTTCGGAGCATATTGGAGACGTCCCGCTTATCTTTGGCGGTTTGATGCGCATCCATGAGCATCCTTACCACCTTTTCTTCCGTAATATCGCAGTTGTTAAGGATTTGGCGTACTTCTTCGCGGATCATTTTATTCGCTTCCTCGCTTTTATAGAATTTTCTGATGGTTTCGGCTTTCCGGCTGCGTCCATCCTGGCACATTGACGCTACGATCTCGTCCTGGGAAAGGCCTCGGGCCGCAAATACCGCTATAACGTTATGTAATCCGTCCCGGGTGGCGGTACTGTGCCGCATATAATCTTCGGGTTTATGCCGATTCTCGGGGAGGATGATAAGGGATGCCTCTTTAGTGCGCCCATACCGGCTAAGAAGGAAGATGCCGAAGGCGCTTCGGAGGCATACGGCGTATTTGGTGAAGGATACGGCATAGATGGGGACGACGATATCGTCATCGGAGAGGACGTAGAAGAGTCCCTCTTCCATTCCGGTATAGTGTTTGGTCTTCCAGTATTCGTATTCGATGCCCTGGGCGTCGGCTTCGGCTTTGGGTAGACAGGTATAGACTATGGTAGCGCCACCAAACTTGCTGGTGTGCTTAACGGTGCGCTGGAGGCTGAACTCTTTCGGTTTCTTCTTACTCATATCTTAAAAGATAAACGAACAAGTCTTGCTGCGCAAGTGCCCCAACCGCTTGGGGAAGTCCCGGTAAAGTTATTAGAAAATATTTGGTGGCGGACTCTTTACGCTTTGGGTGGTTTCCGGTGAGAAAAGGAGAAGGGGTTGAGATATCCCTCCCGATATCTAGTCCGATATGGGAATCGCTAAAAATATACGCGTACTTCCTGAGGATGGAATACACTGTTACCCGTACCCGTCACTTTGTCTATTCGTTCCCGCGATTACGTTGAGTTGATATCGTTTCGTTACGCCTCGATACCTACTCTATGCGCCTCGATGCGCTATGATGCGTATACTATACGACACCGATGCGTATCGTAGCGTATTGATGCCTACTTGATACGTTACTATAGCGTATCCTTATCGTATCGTAATCTTTCTTTGAGGGGGGGTATATATATATAATATATATACCTCCCCGTTTCTTTCCTATATTATGACGTATACAATACGCTATGTATACGATTACTATACGCTATGTATACGCTATAGTGTAGGTATCATAGCGTCACAAGTGGTTGGGTAAATACACTTAGCTATAGTATACGCTAAGTATACGTATTGATAACTTCACAAGTGGTTGGGTAAAGATAACTATACACCTGAGTAGTATACGATACGTATTGATACGCTATGATGCGTCACTAGTGTAGGTATTATTAACCCAACATACTTGTGAGTATACTATACGCTATGATACGTTACGGTACGTATCGGGTAGGTATCAATACGCTACTTGTTCGTATACATAAGTATCAATACGACACCATAGCGTTATGATACGTCACAATAGCGTATACAGTAGGATACTAGTGTAGGATATACTACTCTTACCTATACGTACAATAGCGTACCGAATAGGCATAGAGTAGGCTCCCTTATCGTATGGGCGTTATCTCGCTACGCCTTTGAGACTCCCTCCCCGAGTATCATAGCGATTGCGTATAGTAGTCGCTTGGAGTTGTATTATGAAGACCCTTCTTAGAACCATTGCCTTTGCCTCAACCGCTTCGCTACTGGTCATCAACGCGTTTATCGTAAACTTTCTAAGCCAAATAAAGCCTACCCATATCTGGGGAAACGTCTTCACAGCGGTCTGGATCGTTCCATCTATCCTTATCCTGCTATATTGGCTGTTCATAACCAATAAGATTTGGAATCTCGACCTCATCTAATGTTCAACTCCGCCTCGAAAGGGGCGGGGTTCTTTTCTTTCCAATCTCATTGAGCTTATCATTTCCTCGGGAAGGCGTCAAATCTCTTCGTTATGACGTTATCATCCCTCGAGGTAGGTCGGTATAGCCCTTTAAGATTTCAATGCGTTTTTGGGGCGTTTCTGAGCGTCTGGGTATCGTCTAGTCTTTTTCCCCATCCCTTGGGCTTCTCTCTTCTCTTCTTTTTATCTCCCCCCGAATTTTTTGGGGATCAACGCGTTTCTTAGTGTATTGATATCCGTTCCCAAAGCTCTATGTCTATCCGTTTGGGTAAATTACAGCATAGAGTATAGGAGAATCCAATGTTCCAAATCAAAATCCAAACCGTTTCAACCGATCGCAAAGGCAACCCAACTTATGAGAAT